AATTCAAGTTGTTCTCTGGTATCTCTAACAGACCATCAAACACAGTTAACTTTACTGGTGCAACGTATTCAACAATGTATCTAGGTGCAGTTGAAGCAGTTGGTGGTACAGCTTCTACAAGTAACACAACAGGCACTATTATTGTAACGGGTGGTGTTGGTGTCGCAGGTCGAGTTAGTGCAGACGTAGTGCATGACCAATATGGTAACTTGAGAGCGGTGGCTCCAAATGCACAGTCTGGTTCATACACAGCGACAGTTGCTGACATTGGTAGATTTATTAACACTACAGCAGGTGTGACAGTTCCATCTGGCGTATTCGCAGTTGGTGATAACTTTACAATCTACAATAACTCAGGGTCTACAATTACTATTACTGAAGGTGGTAGCGTAACATTGAGACAAGCTGGCACATCAAGCACAGGTAATAGAAGTCTTGCACAGAGAGGCGTATGTACAGTTCTGTGTGTTGCTACTAATGAGTTCGTAATCAATGGTGGAGGATTAACCTAATGTCTATACGAAACATGATGATTGGTGGTGCAGGTGCTAGAGCGCCTGACGCACCAACAATCGGAACTGCCACAGCGGGCAATGCTTCAGCATCTGTAACTTTTTCTGCGCCAGCAAACAATGGTGGGTCAGCAATCACTGGCTTTACAGTAACGTCAAGTCCTAGTGGTATTACAGGAACTGGTTCTTCGTCACCAATTACAGTAAGTGGTTTGAGCAACGGAACTGCATATACATTTACAGTTACTGCAACAAATGCTATTGGAACATCTCCAGCATCGGCTGCAAGTAATTCTGTAACACCTGTACAGCCATTCAATGTTGCATTCGAACCAACATCTAGTTTTCGGTCAGGTGCATATGGCCCAACTCTTGGAGATATGCAAACACATTATGCCGGAACTCAAATAGCAAGCACTTTGGCATTATGGAATAGTGTTCAAGGATATTTAATGTACGACACTCCATCAACAGGAACGTATAGAATTACTGTGCGTGGTGCTAGAGGTGGAAGAGATTTGAGGGCACCCACTCCCCAGCAATATGGAAGAGGACAAATTATACAAGGAGATGTTTCTTTGACTGCTGGTCAAAAAGTTGTTGTTGTATGTGGAGCCGCACCCCTACATATTAATGTGAACAGCGGCGATGGTAATTCAGGCGCACCAGGAGGTGGTGCTTCATTTGTTGCACTAACCACTTCAAATACAAGCACTGGCGCACTCATACCATTAATTGTGAGCGCCGGCGGTGCTGGAGGAAATTCGTATTCATCAAATCAAGCATTGTATGATGGACAATCGTATACAAATGCAGGTAATTGGTTAGCCTTAAGACCATCCGGCTTTACCACTGAAGGTGGCGGTCGGGCAGGCGCAGGTGGTGGTGGTGCTGGATGGAGCGCCAATGCAAGAAGAGATGATGGTGGTAATAGTACCAACTCAGGAAATCCAGCTAAGGCTTTGAATACACAAGGACTTGGTGGGCAAGTGGACGGTGAAGACACAAGCAGCGGTAGTCGCTTTGGAGGATTTGGTGGAGGAGCATATGCATTCTCTAATGACCTTTCCGGTGGTGGCGGTGGATATTATGGAGGATTCGAACATCAAGGCACCTCCAACTATTGGGCCGGCAGCCCACCGTTGAATGGCGATACATCATCCCCAAAAGGCAATGCAACTTCTTATGTGGATACGGCCTTGGTTTCAAACTATGGTGATTCGTCTACTTATGGATTTAATGATACGTATGGAAGTGTGACAATAACTAAACTATAAATATAATATGCTTACAAAAACCCACCACTCGGTGGGTTTTTTATTTTTCCTCTTATTATAAATAGAAGATGAAATTCATTAAGGGGCACAGTAAATGAGTACAAGCAAACCAGCATCAAGAGAAGAATTCAAACAATTCTGCCTTAGAAGACTAGGTGCGCCTCTCTTAGAGATAAACGTAGCAGATGAACAAGTTGAAGATTGCATAGAAATTGCATTTCAATATTACTACGACTATCACTATGACGCAACAGAAAAAGTCTATCTAGCACATGCAGTCACAGAAGAAGATAAAGTAAACAAGTACATCACAGTACCAGATGCTGTCATTGGTGTGATGAACATCTTTGACATTGGTGACAGCTATTCAACAAACAATCTTTTCAATTTGAGATATCAGATTTCTTTGAATGATTTGTATTCATTCAATACTGGTCCGTTTGCGCCATACTACATGGCATTTCAAAACGTTGCAATGGCAGAAGAACTGTTTGTAGGTAAACAATCTCTTAGATTCAATCGCCACATCAACAGAGTTTACATTGACATGTCTTGGGACACAAAAGTAACTGTCGGTGAATTCATTATCATTGAAGGATATAAAAAGATTGATCCTGATACATTCACAGATGTGTACAATGATAGATTCTTGCAAAAGTATTGTACTGCACAAATCAAAAAACAATGGGGTGAAAATCTTAAAAAGTTTGAAGGACTTTCTATGCCAGGTGGTATTACATTCAACGGACAGAAAATCTGGGATGAAGCTACAGACGAAATTCAAGCATTAGAAGCAGAAGTCATTAGCACATATTCTTTACCAGTTACTGACATGCTAGGCTAATTACAATGGCACGTAATCGTTTTTTTAATCAATATACTCCTGTTAAGCAGGAACAAAGTCTTGTTGAAGATTTAATTATAGAATCTATCAAGATTTATGGTATAGATGGTTATTACTTACCAAGAACGCACGTAAATTTAGATAAGATTTATGGTGAAGATGCGTCTATGCTTTTTGATGATGCGCTTGAAATGGAGTTGTATGTAAAAAGTTTTGATGGATTTATGGGACAAGAAGACTTTCTTGCAAAGTTTGGTCTGCAAATTGACGAATCAGTCACATTTGTTATTTCGCAAAAACGATTCACACAATCATTGAAAACATCTATCATTACAGAATACTCATACAACATGTTGACTGAAGATGGAGATGAATTGTTGAGTAACAGAAACGATGTTTCAGAGTATGACTACGAAGCCATTGTGAGACCAAGAGAAGGTGACATGATTTGGATTCCTATGTTTTCAAGCATGTATGAAATTAAATTTACTCAAAACATTGAGAACTTCTTTCAATTGGGTAAACTCTACACATACGAACTCCGTTGTGACAGAATTGAATACTCTAGCGAACGTATTAATACTGATGTTGCTGAGATTGATGAAATCGAAGATCAATACAGTTTGTCAACTGCTAATAGTGAAAAATTACTTGACGAAGATGCTTTCTTATTCTTGCATGAAGATGGCACATTTGTTGTCAACGAAGCTGACGTTGTTGTCGCAGCCGAGATTTCAGCAGACAATGAAGAGATTGGTCAGAAAATTATTGATGATGATATTCTAGATTTCTCAGAACAAAACCCATTCTCATTGACAAGGACTTTCTAATATGATGTTCGGACACGACTTCTATCACGGAACGCTAAGACGTTACGTAATCATGTTTGGTAATTTGTTTAACGAAATTCAAGTTGACAGATACGATTCTGCTGGAACTAAACTTCAAACTGTTAACGTTCCAATTGAGTATGGACCAAAACAAAAGTTTATTCAAAGGGTGACTAGCGATCCTGATTTGAATCGCCATGTTTCTACTACATTACCAAGACTTGGATTTGAGTTTACTAGCATGACATATGCGCCTCAGCGCAAATTAAACAGCGCACATAAAATAACTAGAGGTGTGAATACTGGAGGACTAGACTTCAATTATATGCACACACCTGTGCCATACGATTTTAATTTTTCTTTACATGCACTTTTTAGAAACACCGAAGATGGCACACAAATTGTAGAACAGATTGTACCATTCTTTACTCCAGACTTTACTGTGACAATGAAGATGATTCCAGAGATGGCTCTTAACATGGATATTCCAATTGAGTTAAACTCAGTAACTTCATCAGATACATACGAAGGAGATATGGAGTCTCGCAGAATTCAAACGTATCAATTAGATTTCACAGTTAAAGGATATTTATTTGGACCAATCAACAAATTCAAGTATATTGTTAGAGATGATGTTAATCTTATTCTAGATGGCTCAATTGATAGGGCAATTATATCTACACAAACGTTTACTGGAAACTCTGAGTTCGAGATAACCGAAACTCAAATTAATGACAATGGATATAAGCCATAATGAAAAAAACTGTTGATGATAAACTAAATGACATATTTGATGTGCAGGGTAAGATTGTTGAACAAGCATTACCCGTTATTGTTGAACAACCAAAAAAAGAAGTTGTTTCTGGTGCACCAAATGATGAGTCTATTGATGCTGACTATGAATATGCAAGAGAGAATCTAAAGTTATTCATTGAGAAGGGCAAAGTTGCTATGGAAAACATCATCTTTTTAGCTAAAGAAGGTGAATCACCAAGAGCATATGAAGTTGTTGGTCAGTTGATTAAAACATTGTCAGACACAAATAAAGATTTGTTAGACTTAGGTAAAAAAGTAAAAGACTTGAAGAATAAAAAAGATGACACACAACAACCACAGCATGTGACGAATGCATTGTTTGTTGGTAGCACAGCAGAGTTACAGAAACTAATTGGTAAGAGATGACAGCGAAATCCTATCTAGGAAATTCTCTTTTAAAAGCATCTGGTGTTCCTCTCAATTTCACTAAAGAAGAAATTGAAGAATACTTGAAATGTGCTGATGATCCTATATACTTCATTGAAAGTTATTGTAAGATTGTCACGCTAGATCATGGGCTTCAGCCATTTAAACTCTATGATTGTCAAAAAAATAAAGTAAAAGTTATCCATGAGAATCGTAAAGTCATTCTTATGGAAGGGCGTCAGCAAGGCAAAACAACAACTTCAGCCGCATACATTCTATGGTACACATTGTTTCAAGGAAGCAAGACTGTAGCGATTCTAGCTAACAAAGCAACAGCCGCTAGAGAAGTTTTGTATCGTTATCAAATCATGTATGAGAATCTTCCTACATGGCTTCAGCAAGGTGTCACTACATGGAACAAGGGTGACATTGCTTTAGAGAATGGTTCAATCGTATTCACAGCCGCAACAAGCGCATCAGGTATTCGTGGTAAGTCAGTTAACTTATTGTACGTTGACGAAGCCGCTATCATACCGAACAATGTAGCAGAACAATTCTTTACTTCAGTTTATCCTACGATTTCTGCTGGTGAAACAACAAAGATTCTGCTAAGTTCTACCCCACTAGGATACAACCATTTCTGGAAGTTCTGGAATGATGCAGAGAATGATAGAAACGGATTTGTCAATCTATTCATTCCGTATTGGGACATTCCTGGTCGTGATGACGCATGGGCATCTGAACAGAGGAGATTGCTTGGTGAATTGAAGTTTAATCAAGAGGTATTATGTAACTTCTTGGGTTCTAGTCTTACACTCATTGCTTCTGATTCTATTGCACAAATGTCGGCTAGTCCTATTCTTTATCAAAAAGATGGGCTTGATATTTACCAAAGTGTCGAAAAAGATCATGCGTATTGTATTGTTGCAGACACAGCAAAGGGTGTCGGTGGTGACTATTCAGCATTTCAAATCTTAGACATAACTAAAATGCCATACAGAATTGTGGGTAAGTACAGAAACAATGAAATCAGCCCACTTCTATATCCATCAGTATTGTATAGAATTGGCAAAGAATACAATGAAGCATATGTTCTAATTGAAATCAATTCTTCAGAGCAAGTTGCAGAGATTCTCTATACAGAATATGAATATGAAAATATCATTTCTGTTAGCAGAACACCACAGGGTCAAGTTGTCAATGGTGGTTTTGGTGGAAATAAAACACAGCTTGGTGTCATTACAGACAAGAAAGTTAAACGCATTGGATGTTCTAACTTCAAGTCATTGGTTGAAGAGAAAAAACTTATTATCAATGACGCTGACACTATAGCTGAGATTTCAACATTCATTGAAAAGAGAAACAGTTATTCTGCTGACGAAGGATATCACGATGACTTAGTTATGCCTCTAGTGCTATTTTCGTGGTTGACAACAAACTCATACTTTAAAGAGTTGACAAATATCAATATACGAAAAGAATTATACGAAGCAAGAATCAAAATGATTGAAGAGGAAGTCACTCCTTTTGGATTTATAAATAATGGTGACGAAGAAAATCAATTAGTTGATGCAGGTGGGCAAGTTTGGCAAGTAGAAAACTATCGCAAATCTGATTTTTTATAAATAAATTAAACAAACCTAACATCAAAACATCATTATAACAAGGAGAATTCAATGGCTATAAGTCTAATTTCACCAGGAATCAAGATCACCGAAACAGATTTGGTATCTTCCTCACAGTCGGTATCTACAACATCTGGCGCATTTTCTGGACAATTTCGTTGGGGTCCAATCGATAAAGCAGTACAAGTTTCTAATGAAACTGAATTAGTAAACAAATTTGGTAAACCAAATGCAACTAACGCTGTTGACTTTTTGTCAGCCGCTAACTTTTTGGGTTACTCTGGCTCATTGTTCGTTGTTCGTAGTGCAAACACAGCGTTGAATGCTACAGCAGAAGCAACAACTGGTTCAGGCACAGCAGGTACTGGTACTTCAATTAAAAATGAAGACGTATATATTAACACAGCATCTTTTAACGTTGGTCCATGGGCGGCTCGCTACGCTGGCGCATTAGGAAACGCACTTAAAGTTTCTGTTTGCCCAAGTTCAGCGGCTTATACTAGCGCATTGACTGGAACATTTACTGTAGCGGCAGGTTCAACAACAGTTACTGGTGCTGGATCGGCTGCAAATACACAAATGCAAGTTGGCGATTTCATTGTATTGTCTGGTCGTACATCTAAAGTTGTTGCGATTGCTAATGCAACATCATTTACATTAGAATCTGCACACTTAACTGGTGCATCTGCTGTTTCAGGAACACGCCGTTGGGAATTCTTTGGTGAGTTTGATTCTGCACCAGGAACATCTACAAATGGTGCCGCATTAGGCGCATCTGGCGATGAATTGCACGTTGTTGTTCAAGACGTAACAGGTGAAATTACTGGTACAGCAAATACAGTTTTAGAGAAATTCGGTTACCTTTCTAAAGGTTCTAATGCTAAAGCAGATACTGGTGGTAGCAATTATTACAAAGATGTAGTTAATGATCGTTCTAACTACGTTTGGTGGGCTGCCCACGACAATGCTGGCTCTAATTGGGGTAACACATTGTCTAGCACAACTTACACAGCAGTAACGACACCTAAAGCATATTCTTTAGCTGGTGGTTCTGATGGTAACGCATTGACAGATGGCGATAGATCAACATCTTATGTTTTGCTTTCAAACAAACAAGAAGTTCCAACATCTATCATTGTAGCTGGTCAAGCAACTGCTTCAGTGGTAAACCGAATTATTGCTGATGTTGCTGAAGTTAGAAAAGACGCTGTTGTTTGTATTTCTCCATTGAGAGCAAACGTTGTTAACAATGCTGGTTCTGAAGCATCTGCTATCAGCACATGGGCAGACACAGTTACACGTTCAACATACGCAGTTGCAGACAGCGGTTGGAAATATCAGTATGACAAATACAATGACACATATGTTTATGTTCCATTGAATGCTGACACAGCAGGTTGCATGGCACGTAACGATTTGAATCGTGAACCATGGTTGTCTCCAGCTGGTTTCCAAAATGGTCGTATTCAAAACTTAGTTCGTTTGGCATACAATCCAAATCAAGCTGACAGAGATACATTGTACAAAGCCGCAGTTAATCCAGTTATCACGCAAGTTGGTCAAGGTACTGTATTGTTTGGTGACAAGACATTTACATTGAAGAATACTTCAATGAATCGTGTTAACGTTCGTAGATTGTTTATTGAATTACAAAAGACAATCGGACAAGCCGCAGACAATGTATTGTTTGACCAAAATGATGAAACAACAAGAAGTGGTTTCGTAAGTCTAGTTGTTCCTTACTTGAGAAGCGTTCAGTCTAGAAGAGGTATTACAGCA